TTTCCAGATCTCGCTGGTCGACCAATCCGTCCTTGCGCTATTCCAGGCGAACAATCCAATTGGCCGCAAGGTGGTATTGCGTCAAGTGCTATGCGACGATAACGACCAAGTGATCGGCGCGCTCCTGACTACCACGATGCGGATCGATACCTACGCGGTCGACGATGACGAAGCGAGCGCGGGGATCGGCATTCAGCTGTCAAACTATATGGCGCAATACGACGCGGTGCGCGGCATTCGCACCACGATGGCCAGCTATCAGCGTTTTTATCCAAGCAGCACAAGTTTTATCAACTCAAAATCGGCAGGCGACGATCTGCGCTGGGGCGGCAAGTAATGGGATTCTTAAAGAAACTGCTCAAGGGCGCGGCGGTTATTGGTTCGCTGGTAGGCGGGATCGGCTGGTGGTGGGGCGCCATTGCGCTATCTGGCACGGTAATGAAAAAGCTGCGCAAGTGGCTGACGCCCGACATGCCGCCGAAAGAGGCCATGTTAGTGCAGCGCACCGGTTCGGACTTCCCGATCCCAGTCGTCTATGGTACGCGCAAAGTCGGCGCGATTATCGTCGACCGCGCAGTCAGCAACGAGCCGGGCGGGCTTGATAACGAAAACTATCACGTATTCTGCGTATTCTGTTACGGCGAGATCGACCAGTACGTCGAGTTCTTCTTCAACGGCGTTAGCTGGAACGACGCGCGGTGGACTAAAAACGGCCTGCGTTACTATAACTACCAGCTGGCAACCGGCACACCTGAGCAGAACCCGCTCACGGTTGGCACCGTATTTAATCGCTGGAGCACTACCGAAAGCCATTATCGTGGGCTGGCTACTGCGATCTTCACGTTCCGCCAAGACAAAGACGGCACGATCTGGAATGGCGAGCCGCAGATCACCGCAATCATCAAGGGCAAAAAGTGTATTGACCCGCGCACTGGTGTGGCAGCTTACACGGAAAACCCGGCAGTCCATCTGCTCGATTATCTGAAGTCGCCTGTATACGGCTTGAATATGCTGGACGCTGACATTGATCTGGCCTCGATCATCGCCGTGGCGAACATCTGCGACACCAACGAGACCGCCACAGTCGATACGCAGATATGCCAGACCGTCGACGGCGTGTATACCTGCACGGGTAGCCCTGCGGCGGTGGTCAACTTCAAGCGCTTCACGCATAACAATATCATCGACACGGGCCGGACGCTGTTTGATAACGTGTCGGAGATCGCCAACTCATACCGGGGCTTTTTCCCCGACTCGGACGGCCGGCTAAAAATCGGCACGGAGATCGAGGGCAACCCGGTCTTTAGTTTCACCGCAGACAACATGGTCAGCTCGATCACCAGCACGCTGCCCGGCATCAAGGACCGGTATAACCGCGTCGTGGTGCGCTTCCCGAACGTGGAAAACAAGTATGAGATGGACGAATGTTTCTACCCGGCATCAGATGATCCGTTATACGCGCAGTGGCTCACTGAGGACAACGGGCTAATCTTGGAGAAGGTGATCACCGCCGAGTACACGGTATACAAGGCCGAAGCGCTGCAACTCGCTGAGGTAGCCGTCAAAGCCAGCCGCAACTCCGAGAGCGTGCAGTTCACCGCCACACCTGAAGCGCTGCAGCTGGACGTCGGCGACATTATCGACATCACCGAAGAAAATCGCGGCTGGATTAATAAAGAGTTCCGTGTGGCGGCCATCGAGTACCGCACGGACTACTTGGTCAACATCACCGCGATACAGCACGACGACGCGATATATCCGTGGTCTGATCTGGACTACTCAGAGATCATCGGCGGTACGAACCTCGGCGACCCGGCAAATATCCCAGCGCCAACCGGTTTGACGCTCACGCCGGACCCAACGCTGGCAACGCGCGGAACGCTAACCTGGAGTTATCCGGATAATGCCTTTGTGCGCCGGTTCCTCGTCGTACTGCTCACGGGCACCACCGAGATCGAGCGAGTCGAGACGGTCGGCCAGTCCTACGTGATCCCACAGCTCGACACGGGTTCATACAGCATCCAAGTGCGCGCAATCAGCACGATCGGTTTCCCCTCCGAAGCCGCCACAATCTCTTTTACTCTGGCGCTACCAGTACCACCAAGCAGCATCAACACGATTGTCGGCAACTTCGACATCACGGCGATCCCAGTGCTGGCGGGTATCGGGCTGGGTACCACTTTCGAGTTCGCTATAGGATCAACATCGCAGATTGTCGGGCGCGGCACCTCAATGGTATTTGCAGGGCTGTCACCGGCCACTGAGTACACGATATACGCGCGGACGATTAATGCGCTGGGAGTATCGTCTTGGGCCAGCACAATCTCAACCACGACGGCAGACGGTACCGATATCATCGACCTGATCGGCGAGGACATCGCGGGCCAGATACTGCCGGACGTCGTGGGGCAAGTGCAGGGCGACTTGCAAGACATCGTGGACGCTTCGCTGGTAGATTACCCGACTAGCACCGAAGTCAATCAGCTGATCACAGACCGGATCGACGAGGTGAACGGCGCGGTGGGCGAAGACCCGCGCGTGTCTATACTGGATATTATCGCTAACACGATGGGCAACTTTGAAACCGGTGTGGACCTCAAGACCGAGGAAAAGCAGCGCAAGACAGAGACCGCCACGCTGACCGCAGCTATCGGCGTAAACACAGCGAGCATTGCCACCACAAACCAAGTTGTGGCAGACCTGACCAGCGCGACAGCTACTAGCATCAGCACGCTGACCAGCGCAGTCGGCGCCAATACGTCCAGCATCACCAATCTGCAGCAAACTGTCACCGAATTAGATAGCGCCATATCAACTGATATTTTGGCGCTGCGGTCCGACGTGGACGACAACGCCGCGAATATTATTATCGTTAACCAAGCTGTGGCAGACCTCGACGAAGCTACAGCGTCGAGCATCGCCTCGCTGACAGCTACGACCGGTTCAAACACCTCTAGCATCACTAGCTTGACGACCGCGCTGGCCACTGAAACATCGACGCGCGCCACTCAAGTATCGCAGCTGCAAGCAGACGATACTGCGATCATCGGCCAGATTAACGAAGTGGCCAGCGACGTATCCGGCAACAGCACAGCAATCAGCGCGCTGCAGGGCACTGTCAACAATCCGACCACGGGCGTATCCGCGACCTACACGCTGGCGAATACCGCCAAGACCACAGCAGACGGCGCCGCGAGCGTATCAAGCAGCGTGCAGGGCCAAGTAAACAACAGCACTACGGGCTTAGCGGCGACTTATACGCTGGCAAGCACCGCCAAGAGCACAGCGGACGGCGCGGCATCCAGCGCAACCAGCGTGACCAACACGGTCAACAATCCGACTACGGGCCTTGCTGCCACGGCTACGATTGCCAACGGCGCCAAGAGCGCGGCGGACGGGGCACTAACGGCGGTTAACGGACTCAAAACATCAATAGCCGGGCCGGGTAACGAGGCAAACGCGCAGCTTATCCTATCCACTACGTTTGATCCGGACGCGGGGTTTGCTTTCGGGCGCGCGTTCCTGGGCGTCACCAGCACGTCAGGCGGCATCAGCCGCATAACCGGCGTTGTGGCAGATGGCGCGACCAATACGCTAGAATTTCGCGCGGATACGCTGCGCCTGAGCGACACGGCGGGCACCGTGCAGCTCTACTGGGACAGCTCGCGCAACAAGTGGATCTATCGCGGCGACATCGTGGCCGCCACATTCCAAACTGCAACAAGTGGCTACCGCGCCGAGATGTCTGGCAGCGGGTCATTTCCCTTCTGGTACGGCACCGGCACGAAGAACAGCGGCAACGGCCTGTTTTATGTCGACCAGGCCGGAAACGTGGTCATGCAGAATGCCACGTCTTACAATTCCTCTATGGTCAACGCAGCGATCCAAGGCCGACTGGTAACAGACAACGGCAGCGGCGTGCGAACCGAGATTTACGATGACGGCACGTATCTGGTGTGGATCGGCTCGGGCACTAAGACCGACTTAAACGGACTATTCTGGATTAAGCGCAACGGCACCGGATTTATTAAAGGCGACTTTTTTAGCGGACAGATCATTGAGACCAAATCGGGCAGCAGCAACACGACGACCGGCCAGCTGCTTGCCAGCGCATTAGGCCATAATAGCGCCGGCAAGCCAATACAAGTAACGTGCAGCGGATCGGCGCGCGGGCGCACAACTGGCGGCGACTACAGCAGCGTGATCCTTTACGCGACGGGCACCGTGTACCGGTGGGGCAACAATATTGCTGAGTTTACTGTGGCAGCTGCGGGTATCTACGACGCGGAGCTAAACCGAACGGAATGGTTTCTGAACTTCCCGGCCAACGTGTCCGAGACGCCTGGCGCGGGTACTCAAAACTATCAGTACGAAGGCACTTTTGAATTTAGCGGCAGCGTGCCAAACTTCACCTATATACAGCGAAATGCTAGTATCAGAACATTCGAGAACAAACTGGAGTAACCTGTGGCACTAAATCCCGTTAACCCTATTGAAAGCGCCAGCGCAACCGCCACAAATGGCAGCCCGACGATCTCAGTGACGGGCGGCGTTGACTGCTCGTTTATCGTGCCGGGCTTTGTGTTGCAGCTGGGCACGCGGCGCATCGTTACCGCGATCAGCGGCACGGCTCCGGTTAGCGGAACCAGCACGATCACACTCGCGGCAAACTGGGACCAGCCAACCACAACGGACAAGTTGATCGGCTGGAATAGCTACGAGTCACTGCCCAATATCGTCAACCGCATACAGAATGCACTTGCCAACCAAACAGCGATCGGCGAGCTGTCAACCAACGGCTTGGTAGAGCGAACCGGTGCAAACGCATTCAGCACCGTGGCGGTAACAACCTTCGGCAAATCGCTGATTAATGCAGCAGACGCAGCAGCTGCGCGCACCGCATTGAGCGCCCAAGCGTCTGACGCCACGCTTACGGCTATGGCGGGAGTGACTACTGCGGCAAACAAGATAATTTACTTTACCGGTGTTGATGCTGCAGCCGCGGCGGACCTATCCGCGTATGGCCGGACCCTGATCGCCGCAGCTGACGCGACTGCAGCGCGAACTGCGCTGAGCGCACAGGCCGCTGACGCCACACTTACCGCGCTGGCAGGCGTAACGACTGCGGCAAACAAGGTCATTTACTTTACCGGAGTTGACGCGGCAGCAGCTGCGGACCTGTCAGCCTTCGGCCGTTCTGTGATCGCTGGCGCTGATGCGGCTGCAGTTAACGCCTTGCTTGGCGTTCAATCAAAAGCAACAACGGAATTAGTGGCGCAGCTTTTCCAACGCGCAACGCTGGATCTTAACTTTGCGACAAACCGCCACAACGTATATGGCGCATTCGGCCCAGAGTTGACCGCGCTGACAACCGCCATTACCACGGCGCGCAACAGTACGGCCACATATCAAACTCCGACAGGTATCGGCAGCGCCGCAATCAACACGCCGCGCATCACTTACGATGCTGCGACAGGCAATGCGCTTGGTTTGCTTGCGGAGGAGCAGCGTACAAATTTGCTGCTGCAGTCCCATGTATTTGATAACGCTTCGTGGATTAAACAAGCGGGCGCAACTATAGCACCAAACACGACAACCGCACCTGATGGGACTTTGACTGCCGACACACTAACAACAAACAATGGTGTCAGCTTAAATCAATCGGCAACGGCCACGGTTGGCGCTACTTACTGCCAATCTGTATATATTAAAGCTGGAACCATAACTCGCCTTATGGTCCGCGACGATACTGGCGCGGGTAGGCATATTGTTGTTAATCCGGCCACGGGCGCTGTAACGTCAACGTCCGGAACACTTGTCGGTCACGGCGTAGAAGCGCAACAAAACGGATGGCTTAGAGTTTGGTTATCGTATGTCGCAGATACGGCAGTCGTGCGCATGAATATACGGTCAGATGCGGAGAATGCCGCGACCGTTGTTTTATGGGGCGCGCAGCTAGAAGTCGGTCCTGCGCCGACAAGCTATATCCCAACAACTACAGCGCAAGTTACGCGAGTCGGAGCATTCACGACTATCGCAAACTTAGCGGAACTTGCCAGCACATTGACTGAGTACACGATAATCATTCAGGGTAAATGGATTGATGATACAGTCGCTTTTGGCTTTGGAAATACTTTTGACAATTGCATATACATCTCATCAAAGCAGTTTAACTTGCGATCTTCCGGTTCCGCAGCTCCGGTGCTGAGCCTTCCTCACACAACCGACACGCCGGTAAAAATAGCAGTGCGCGTTAAGTCCGGAGATTTTGCTGCGGCTGTTAATGGAGCCATTACCGGAAGCAGTAGTTCCGCAATTGCATTGCCGGCCGGCATGGTCAGGGCTACAATCGGCAGCGCACCTTGGGAGGGCTCCGCTACACTGGCTAACTCGGCTAATGGTACTGTCTCACGGATCACATTCATTCCGCGCGGTCTAGCAAATGCAGAGCTACAGGCGGTCACAGCATGATTAAATTAATCGCGTTACTCATCCCGTTTTGTGTGGCCGCTGCGCCACAGTCGGCTATCACTATCAGCAACGGTCCGTTAGCCGTCAAAACCTGCACGCACGACGCAGGCGCTGTTTGCAGCGTGACTTTGCGTGGCGTCGAGTATATAGACGACCACGACCACGGCCGGCAGTTGCAGAGCGCTAGTTCATTTGATGGGATGGGCGAATCATTCAACCCGACAGAAGCAGGCTCAGAGCTTGACGGCGTGAACCCGTCGCGGTCAACTAGCCGGCTGATCGCGTCTTGGCGCACCGCTGACACGCTGGCCACTTATTCGCAGATGGCATTTTGGCGTCCAGTTAACGGCGCGTATATCAGCCAGCACACACTGAATAAGCGCGTGACCGTGCTGCCGAGCAACAAAATCGAATACTCAGTGCAGTTCAACGTTCCGCCCAGCGAATCGCACAGCTCAGCTACCTTTGAAGTGCTGACAGGTTACATGCCTGAGAATTTCTCAGTATTCTGGACTTACAACCCGGTCACGCAGTCAATCGGGGCGCTACCTGACGGACCGGGCGAACAGCCGCTGCCGGTTATTTTCACAACGCCAGACGGGCAGCACGCAATGGGCGCTTGGTCGCCTGAGCTTCCACAAGCAGCGTGGCCGGGCGCTGGATATGGGCGCTGGAGATTCACGCCGGAAAGAGTGGTAAAGTGGAACACGGTTTACCGGTACACAAATCCGTCCGGCTCCTATCACTTTCGGATTTATGTTTTTGTCGGCACCTTTGGCGAGGTTATCGAATCAATGCGGAGTGCAACGAATGGACATTAAAGAACTCGGCACGCTTTACGATAACGAAGTGGAGCTGCCCGGCTGGCACGTTGACAGCCTACAGCCAATTGAAGGCGCTGACAGCCACTTGGTGATGCCTGCCAGCCCGTCGCACGGGTTCGCCGGCGTGCCGGACTCGGAGGTCTACCGGTACCGCTTCGACAACCAAGAGCAATTCCGCGCGCTCGTTCCGGCGGAGGTTGAATAGATTGGTTAGCATCGCCGCCACAATATTGCGCGAGGAAGAAGACTGGCGCGCCCGGCCTTATCTCTGCAGTGAACGTTACCCGACAGTGGGCTATGGTTTCCGCATCGGGCCGCAGGGAGCCGACATCGAGCTATACGACTTCGAGCTGCCACAAGCAGCCGGCGAGGTGTGGCTGCAAGTGCTTATCGACCAACGCGCTGCCAAGTTGCCATCGTTGCCCGCTGGGTGCGGAGAAGTGCGTCACGCGGTGCTGGTCTGTATGTCGTTTCAGCTCGGGCACGCAGGGCTTATGGCGTTTAAAAATATGTGGGCAGCTATTGCGCGCGAGGACTACACGACCGCTGCGCGCGAGATGCTGGCGAGTCGATGGGCACGGCAAACGCCAGGCCGCGCTAAGCGCATGGCCGAACTAATGCAGCGGGGCACTTTATGAGCTGGGACAGTATCAAGCAAGCAGTCGGAAAAATCGCACCACTGGCCGGCACGCTGCTCGGTGGCCCTGCGGGCGCTGCGGTCGGGGGGCTTATCAGCTCGGCGCTTGGTGTCGAGAATAGCCCCGAAGCTGTGGCGGCCGCGCTGGGCAATCCGGATGCGGTGATCAAGCTGCGGGAGCTGGAAAGCAACGAGCGGCAGCACTTGTTACAGATGCAGCTTAGCACCCTGCAGGCTGAGCTGGCCGACGTTCAGCACGCGCGCAGCACGAACAAGGGCAGCTATATGCCAGCCGCGATCACTTTTATGCTAACCGCAATGTGCGCCGGCCTACTATATGCCATCATGTTTGTACCGGTAGCCGAAGAAAATAAAGAGCTGGCGTTCACTCTGTTCGGCACTTGTTTTACACTGTGGGCGTCGTCCATCAGTTATTGGGTCGGCACGACTCGCAGCAGCGCAGAGAAAACGAGGATGATGGTGAATGGCTGATGTAATTAAAACGATCGGCGCGTCTGGGTCTGGCGCGGACTTTACCAGTTACCAGACTTGGTTTGCCGCCCGCACAGGCGGCGCCGGCGATCGCTATATCGGCGAGATTATCACCACAACCGGCGGACTTAGCACCGGCCTGGCTACGTCCGGCAACTACGCAATGGAGCTGGTGATCCGCGCAGCTGCCGGACTTGAGTTCGACCCCGCGGACCCAACATCACCGCACGCAATTATATCAGCTGGTGGAGGCATCAATATTCCAAGCGCTGGAGCCGCGAAGCTAACGATTGAAAATATCGAAGTGCGCGGCACAAGCACTAGCCCGACAACATCCTTGATCAACACCGGCAGCGCCGTGTCAAACCAGACGATCAAAGGATGCTGGCTGCGGGGGGGCCGCCACGGTGTGCAAAATGCCGTATCGGGTGGCACGGTGCTGATTGAAAACAGTATCGTAGAAGGTGCGTATAGGGCGGGCATTCAAGCGGCCTTCTCCGGCGTGACAGCGCGCAACGTGGTAATAGCTGGGTGCAATATCGAAGCCGGTACAACTGCGTCATATTGCGGGATGCGCAAAGACGTTGCGGGCACAGTCATTGAAAACGTGGTCGCCTACGGCAACAGTGTGGTGGACTTCTTTGGTGCAACTACTGCTGCAACTGTCAGCTTTATGGCGTCTGGCGACACCAGCGCATCAGGCACAGGGGCATTAACCGGTGTAACCGCTGCCGCGTTCACCGATTACGCAAACGATATTTTTACGGCGGCGACTGGCGGCGTATTAGACGGCACCGGTCCGTCAGGTAACGATCGCGGCATTGTTACAACGTCAAACCCGACCATCCTGCTGATCAACCCAGCCGCAAACGTGTTTTTAGCACGCGACAAGACAACCAACACCGGTAACATCGCCCTTAATGGCACATGCTCCGACTTGACCGCAGGCGCCACTATTGAGGCGCGATTCAATGGCGGGGCATGGCAAGTAATCGACGCAGCGCCGACCACCACATTTTCAGGCACGTTAACCGGTGCTGCAGTTGGCGTCGGCGCGGTAGAGGTGAGGGTATCTAACTTTGTGGCCGCCACAGATAGCCACGCCGGTATAGCTGTCGGCGCTAAATTTCTTTTCTGGGGCCAGTCGAATTTCTCGGGGCGTGCAAACAACGCGCAGACCTACACGGGGCCGGCTGGCTGGTGGAGAAAGCGGGCCGTTGAAAGCAATACGCAAGTTGTCGCAACGGCGGACCCTTTCGACACTTACACGGTAAACGGGTCAATATTCCCGCTGCTCGCAACGCAGCTGACCGCCGCGCTGGAATGCCCGGTGCTGTTCATTGGTGTGGCAGCGGGTGGGACATCGCTTGCACAGTGGCAGCCCGGCCAATCGCTGAATAGCCGTATGCTGACGTTTTACGCCGCCGAGTCACCAACCGGGCACGTTGAGGCAGTGGCGACTTGGATCGGCGAAGGCGACTCAGTACTCGAGACCGCCGAAGCTGATTTTAAAGCACGCTACAACACGGTGATCGACCAGCTCAAAACGCTGACAGGCGCGGATAGTATGCTGGTGGCAATCAGCGGCGAGAACACGACGCCATATGCTAACGTGCGCCAGTGGATTAAAGACATCGCCGCTACGAGTGCCAACGTGTCCAACGTGGTGCCGGAGATCTGGCCTCTATACCAGAAGATCCACTATGAGACCGATACGGAAACCGCGCTTGCAGCCACCGCGGTTGGCAACGGCTTAATCGCTAGCTTCTATTCGACCGGGGTCAGCGCATCAGTCGCTTACAGTGTACCGGCGCCGCAATATAGCGCCAGCGCAGCGACGACCGCACCAGGCTTTAGTGCATCAGTCGCTTACAGTGTACCGGCGCCGCAATATAGCGCCAGCGCAGCGACGACCGCTCCGGGCTTTAGCGCATCGATCGACTATAGCATGCCCGCGCCGCAATATGCCGCCAGCGCAGCGACGACCGCTCCGGGCTTTAGCACCTCAGTTGCTTACACCGTGCCAGCGCCGCAATATGCCGCCAGCGCAGCGACGACCGCTCCGGGCTTTAGCACCTCAGTTGCTTACACCGTGCCAGCGCCGCAATATGCCGCCAGTGCATCGGCCACGGCTGCGGGCTTTAGCGCCTCAGTTGCTTACACCGTGCCAGCGCCAGTATACAGCGCCAGCGCATCAGCGACCTTTCCGGTGCTTAGCGCCTCAGTCGCTTACAGCGTACCGGCGCCGCAATACCAGATTTACGCAACGCCGCAGGAGCAGCTGATCACAGTCGCACGCGGAGCCAATATCACATATACTGCAAAAAGCAGAAATATCACTCTATAGGGGGTTTAATTATGTCAAATAGCGCAAACGCCGCTTTACGCAACGCACGCCGCGACGCTGAAGCCGCTGCAATGGCAACACCGGTTACACTGGTTTTATATAGCGGCACGCCGCCGGCCACAGCCGATACGGCATTAAGCGGCAACACGGCACTGGCGACCCACTCGATCACCGGGTGGAATACGGCCACAGCGGCCACTCTAATCGCCAACTCTATCGCCAACGCGACGATCACCGGTTCGGGCACCAACACAGTCACGTTTGGCCGGCTGACTTCGGGCAGCAACGTGCAGCAACTGCTCGCGGCTACGAGTGGCGCGCCGATCACAGTCAGCACCGCAAGCTATGTGGCAGGTGGTACCAGCTCCGTCACTAGCGTAACCGTCGCGTTCCCGGCGGCTTAATATGCGCAGCTGGCAGCAACCGCTGCGGGCGGGTAGTTCAGATCGGTATAGCGTGACGGTCGACAATTGGCTGGACGGCGATACGATCACAAGTGCGGTGTGGGCTGGGGACGGTGTGGCGGCTAGTAGCCTGATAAATCAGGGCGCTGTATGTAGCGCCCTCTTATCGGTGGCGGCTGCTTCAACTTGCCCGATCGCGGTTACGGTCATGATCAGCACTAGCAGCGGCAGATCGCTCCCCCTGACTTACGGCCTGGTCGTAGTTGACAGCCTCACCCCATAAGCGATCGGACTGCTGCTGATCGCCACACTGGGCTGCTGCAAGAGACGCCGCGCGATATTGCGCGGCTTTTTGTTTGTACCAGTCAATGATCATATTTACTCCTTACGATACCGACGACCGCGCCAGCCGCCTGCAGCTCGCAGCGGCCAATCAGCGGCCCACGCCGGCATAGTTGACATAATAGCCTCGAATTCCTCAATGGACCCGAAACCGTGCGGCACCTCCGAGACGATCTCGTCGTGGACGTGCATAACGACAGGATAACCCGCCGCTTCTAACCGCAGCATGGCGTCCGCGAGAATATCACGCGCAACAGCTTGCACCACGTTCTCTGTTAACTTCCCGCCGTATGTGTCGAGCTGGCGCCATTGTTTCGTCTTGCTATCGACGCCCGTATAGAACAGCTGCCACACATCACAGCCGCTGCGCCGACATTGCGTGCGCTCTAAGCGCGGGCGGTGATAATGCAGGAAGCGACCAGACGGCAATTGGCATTTAAGCACGTCGCCCTGCACGCCCCACACGATACGCCCGACCGCATAGCACTGGCCGGGATTCAGCACCGCTTGCACCGCTGCGCCCTCGAGGCCAAAATAACCCGGAACGAATTGCCACGGCGCGACCTCAACGACCTGGCCGCCCCAAAATTGCACGATCGCAGGACTCGCAGCGCGCCACGCCAAAATGGCCTGCTTGATCTCCGGCTCGGTCATAAACTCGTCGGCGCCGAAAGCTTTCCACGCGCCTATCCAGCCGCCGTACCCCGAGGCCAACTCGGCGACCTTGCCGACGCCCTTGCGCGCGGGGTGGTGCTCGCCCGTGGTGGTTTTGTGTGCCAGTATGTCCTCAAAGGGAATGCCGGTTATTTTGGCCGCTGACATCTCATAGATCTTGCCGTGTGTGCGGAACACGTCGATCCGCCACTGTTCGCCGGCCAGCACGGCCAGCACGACCGCCTCGATCGCGGAGTAGTCGGAGCTTATCAACTCGCAGCCCGGCGCTGCCACAAATAGCCCGCGCAGGCAGCCGCTGATCGCGCCGATGCGATCCGGCCAGCGGTGGATTGATACGTGATCCGCAATGACCTGATCGACTGCTTCCGGCCCCCATTCGGCTTTCCGGTGTCCTTTGTCACCAATGCCGCAATAAGGGCAAGGACTGCTGGACAGCTGGGCGCTGCGTACCGCGCCGCAGCACTCGCTACGCACAACTTTCGGCCCTTTGCTTGGAAGGTTCTGCGGCTGCGCACCCTTGCCGGTCCAGCGCCCGGTGTGTGCGCCGTGGTACTCGAACAGCTCACGCAGCCGGCCGTCCGCGCTGACCATAGCGCGCAACGTGTAGAGCTTTTTAACGCTGGCGCTGCCTACGTCGGCGCGAAGGCGCAGCACGCTACAAGCTAAGTGGTCGCGGTCTTTGTGGCGGCTGATCATCGCTTCTATATTCTCGGCGTCCACTGAGTCGGTATAAATGCCGCGCGTCTCAAGCCACTTGATCAGCTGCTGCACCTTGCTGCAACCGTCCACTGCGCCACTGGTCCAATTGCGCATCTGTTCGTCGCCAATGCGCGCGGCGTCCTCATACGCAGCAATAAGCACATGCACCGCAGCGACATCAATTGCAACGCCGCGCCGGTTGATCGTCTGGTCAAGCCGCCACACTTCCAGCTCGTAGGGCGACAAATCGGGAATAACGCCACTGATCGCCGTCTCGGTGACAACGTCCTGCACGCAATACATACCGAAGCCCATGCCGTCCTGCTCAGTCAGTGGGTCAATGCGCCTACGCGGGTCGGCTTTGGTCGGATTGCGCGGCATTGAGTACCGCTTGATCATCGCCTTGCCCTTGTCGTCTTTTTGGGCGCTGGTGCCTAGTGCTTTCGCTACGCTATCAAGTGCACCCGGCAAGCCATACGCGCGCGCTTTGGCCTTAGAACAACGCACTTGTAACGGATTAAGCGCTGGCCAGCCATAACGCGCCACAAGCACGCCGTGCCAGTTGTACCACTCGAAGGATAGGTTATGCGACTCAAGGACGCGCCCCGCTTCGATATGCTCGCGCAGGGCTTGCGGGCACGGCATACCGCGCAGCCACAGCTGTGGCCCCCAGCCGTCGTGCAGGTCGTATGCTAGAAATAAAATCTCGGTGGACGGGTGCGCCGCATAGTTCGGCGTGCCCACTTCGCCGAGTCCGCCGTCGTTCCGCCACTTGTTTAGCTCTGGCAGCCACGTATAGCCGGCCTCGCTGTATGTCTCAAAGTCAATGCAGGGGGTGGTCATTTGAGCAACCCCGCCAGCGGGGCGATTTCGGTCATTACTTCGGACCAATCATGCTGCGGGTACTTGGCACGCAGCCGCTCTATGCGTCTTAATATCCGGCTGTTTAACTTGACCCCGTCAACCAAGCGCACTTTGTAGTGGTCGGGCGGAACACCGAGCGCCCCGTCGCTGCCAAAATAGCATTGGTTTATAGTCAAGTCGAAAGTGCCAACGAATTCCCGCAGGTCAGCCAGCGGCGCTTGCGCGTGCAAAATGTCAACGCTTGCAATCTCACCGTGCCAGTAGCCACGGATCTGCGTCACGCAGCAAATGCGGTCGCGGAAATCTGAACTTTCAGGGCGGTGCGTTCCGCTATCGCGGTCAATTAGTTCGTCGCCGTATTCCTCAAAAATTCGGACATCACAAGGACCACCGAATATAATCGACATATCTTGTATAAAATTAAACTTGTCGGGGTCTGGGTGATTTATAACAATATCAATGTCGCGGACGTCTTGATTATTAAATACGTCGCGGGCGCAACCGCCCACGCAGAGCGCTGGCACTCTGTGCGCCTCGAGATGCTTTAATACTTTTACGGCCAGATCTTTAGCAATTTGCGGGTTCATAGTGACTCCTTCGGGGGTAATGCCCCGCACGAAGCGGGGCGATAATATTACACGGCGGTCGTATGCTGGTCTATCTGTGCAGGCGTCCAATTCCAGCCGACCAGCTCGTCGCGGGTGACGATGCGGCCGTCTTGCAAGCGGCGCTGCTCGGGTGCTGCTGGTGGCGGAGGTGGCGCCATGCCTGCTGTGCCGTTGTTAAACCCCGCAACTGGTGCGATTGCGCCGGGGGCCGGAGCGGCCGCCACGCTGCTCGGGGATGGTGCGGCGAAACCGGTGCTGGCTGGTGTGGCGGTGCCTGGCAGTGCTTCGCCCTGCGCAAAGCCCGCAGCGGTCGGGTCGATCGGTACGCCGCGCTCGATCTTCTCACCAGCACGGGTAAAGCAGACCAGCACCGGCGTGCAGTACATACCGGGCTTAACGTCCGACGTGTTGCTGCTGTATTCAAACTGCACCTGCACGTAGTCGCCGCACTTGATCAAGCCTGGCGTGTCATTCGGTGCCAGCGCACCGTTGAGCCAGCTGTATACTTTGATCACGCCGGACGTCTGGCCCTTCACAACCCAGCAGCCACGGGCGTACTCGTCGAACTGGCCGCGATCGTTCGGCTGATCGCCGTCAACAATCTTACGGGCAAATTTAGGCCAAGCGTGCTGACCTGCAGGCCACGCGGCTTTCGCTGCAGCGCTAGGGCTGACACTCTGGCCACCGGTAGGCGCTGCGTACCAAGGTTCCTGTTCCAGTGTGGCGGCGGTCTTAGGGATAGCAACACCGATAAAACGCTGCTTTAACGGCTGGCCTTGGTTCGGCCCGCTTTTGATCAGCTTTGGCTGCTTGGTCACTTCGTCCTGCTGCACACGCAGCTCGTACACGTCGCCCATGATCAGCCGGCCAGTTGCCGGAGTGGTGAATAATGTCTTGCTCATATTGTTATGCTCCAAATGCTCGACGCGCACGCTGCCCGTCGTCTTTTACTAATTCAACGCCGCGATCTGGTCGGGTCGTCATGTTCGCGCTGTCAATGATGGCGCGGTCTAACCCGGCTGCAACTGCTTGCGTCGGGGTGATCGGTTCTTGCGGTTTGCGCAGCTCTACGCCCATCGCGTCGCCAAATGCAAACACGGCGTCGGGGTCTAGCTGCCACGTCTCGCGGCCTTGTTTTGGCCGAAGCGCGTGATTCGGTACGTTCTGGCCGCTGCGCAGATACTGCTGGGCGCGCTGCTCTAAAGCTGTGCGGCGGCCTTTGAGCGCTTCCATTGCCTCGGTGACGAGTAGCAACTCGGTGCCCACCTGGTCAGCATTGAGCTGCAGCGGGATCGGGTCGGCAGTGTATTGCATAATGCTAAAGCCCGCACGGCGCCCCGCATCGCAACCAAGCCGGCCATTGCAATCAGCGCACCACGTACCGCTGACACACTTCGCCGCCGGGTCGTATGCGCCGTGGGCTGATGCGCTGATGCGGTTAAAGTAGCCGCGAAGGTCAGACGCCTGCACGCTCCAACGGCGCTTAATGCCGTCGGGATGCGCTGCTCGTGGCTGCACAACGTGGAACACTACGCGCAGCAATTGGTCCGCTATGCCGTCGATCTGCAGTTGCTCAAGAACGCCGGCCGCGTAGCAAATCAGCTGCCAGTTCTCGAACACCTCGACAATGCGGTGCCCGTGCTTAAAGTCGGCAACGTGCAGCGTGTGGGTCGTGTGGTCAATCGTCCAGCAGTCACAGCTGCCCCACAGCTCGGGGTGCAAGCTCGACGCATGTACCCGTTGCTCTAAGTGGCGCGACACGCCTGGAATGCTGCGCACGTATTCCACATAATGCGCGGCGGACTCGACCATGCCGTCGTCGACTTTGACGCTGTTTGGCGCAATGACACCGAGAAAGTCGGCGGGGCTGCGACCGTGCTGCAAGCACTCAAAGCCGACCCAATGCGTCGCCGTGCCCTCGCGCGCCTCGTCGGTCTCGCTGCCGTCGTCGGTCAGCATTGCCATCATAGGCGCGCCAGCGCAGTGCAGCCACACGTGCGCCGAACTCGGTGCGATATAGCTGTGGCTGCTCATAGTTACAGACCTTTACCGTCGAGCCACGCAATGAAAGCAAGCGCGGCGGCGTGGTTACTGGCTAAGCCTGGCAGGCCCATCGGAGCGCCTGCTGCAATAGCTGCGGCCTGTGCTTCTTGCGGCGTGATCTTGTTGGCTTGCTTCGCGGTACCGACGCGCACCATTGCCTGCTTGAACAAGTCGGCGGTGCTAACTTCTGGTGTCGCCGGTGCAGCTGGTGGCGGTGGCGGAACGGCGGCAGCATCTGCAGCAAACGCGGCCGCTAACTCCTCGGCGGTCGGTTCGGCAGCTGGTGGCGGCGGTGGTACTACTGCAGCCGCAACCGGTGCAGCAACAGCCGCAACCGGTGCAACAGCCGCAACCGGTGCGCGCAGCGCGTCCTGCTCGGCTTCTACCTGCGCGACCAGTTTCGGGTCGACATTGCGGCGCAGCTGCCACGTGTTGGTCTTGGCGACGCGTTTCTGATTGCTGCTGTGGATGCGAGCGTCCCACGTATAGCCGCGAGCGTCTGGGCTGTTAACGTCGACCGCTTCGCCTTCGCCTTCATCTTCTACCGGGGCGGCGGGTGCAGCAGGTGCAGCAGGTGCCGCTACAGGCGTGGCGACTTCTAAAGTGCGTGCAGCGCTAAAAGTAGCAGCCGCGTCGCGCAGCTTGGATTGTACTTCTGCGGCATTTTCGCCGCTGATCGTGATCGTGATGGACATATGTAAACTCCGATTTAAATTTGTTTGTGCGTCTTGCGCAGTGATAAATTAGGTCTTATTATCTCTACAGTCAATAGCGAACAACAAATATTTTGGAGAAACAGCATGACCATACACTGCTATCAATGCGGCACACGATCAGAAGTATTAAGCCCCCGCAGCCGCTGCGCCAACTGCGAGCACGACCGCGCAGAGTTCAACGCCGCGGAAAACGATCAATTGCGCAACGAGCTGGCCTCTGTGGCAGCAGAGCGCGACGCACTGGCCGCGCAGTTAGATGAAGCCAGAGAGCAGCACGCAGCCACGCTTAACCGGCTGTATGAGATTTTCAGTATCGACGCCAGCGACGGCGAGGTGCGCGCAAAATGGGCGCTGCTGGAGGCTAGTATCGTGGTTGATAACAATAAAGCGCTGACCTCACAGGTTGAGGCAATGAAGAAAGGCATTCACCATTTCAACCGGACGCGCGGAGACTTGAACCCGTTATTTGAAGCGGCATTTAAGACAACACCATCCGCCTGTCTCGCGCAGGTGCGGGCTGAGGCTGGGCGGGCGGGCTACGTGGCTGGATGCGAGTTGATTATAGATTTAGTGTCAGACGGAGCCAATACCGGAGCTTACAAATTCCACGCCGATGAATACGCCAAGCGCATCCTTAAGGGCGGCAAATGATCTCACTCCGCCCCTACCAGGAAGCACTGCGCGACGAGGTGCTCGCGCATCTCCGACCCGGCTGCAACGTGCTGGCCGTCCTGCCAACCGGTGGCGGCAAGACCGTGATCATGGCGGATATTGTGCATCGCAATCTGGGCGCGGCTGCGGTCATTGCGCACCGCTCTGAGCTGGTCGGGCAAATAGCTAAAGCGCTCAATCAGGCCGGTGTGCGCCATCGGATCATCGCGCCAGAGCCGGTCATTCGGCAAATTATTAGCGAGTGCCAGCGTGACCACGGCCACAGTTTGTATGACTCCAACGCGCTCGCGGGCGTGGTGTCCGTGGACACGCTCGTCAGCAAAACCGGCATGGTGAAATATAAGCGCTGGGCGGATAGCGTCACACTGGTGCTGCAGGACGAAGCGCACCACATGCTCAAGAGCAACAAGTGGGGCCGCGCCGCGCTGATGTTCCCGCAGGCCAAGCTGCTCGGCGTGACTGCCACACCGTGCCGGGCTGATGGTGCGGGGTTGGGCGCGCACGCTGATGGCCTATTCCACCGCATGGCCGAAGGGCCGAGCATGGCGTGGCTAATTAAGAACAATTACTTAACGCCCTATAAGGTATTTTGCCCGCCAGGCTTTGACCGCGCAGCCTTAGAGATCGCCATTAGTGCCACAACCGGCGACTATAAACCCGGCGCAGCCAAAGAAGCCGTGGCGGGTCATATGGGCGATATCGTCCCGTCGTACCTCAAGTACGCATCAGGCAAGCGCGGCATATGCTTCGCCGTGGACGTAGAGGCCGCCGCGCAAATAGCCAAGTCGTTCAGCGACAGCGGGGTGCGGGCCGAGGTGGTCAGCGCCAAGACACCCGACGCGCTGCGCAGCTCGCTGATCAACCAGTTCCGCCTCGGCCAGATCACTATCCTGGTCAACGTCGACCTATTCGGCGAGGGGTTCGACGTGCCCGCTGTGGAAGTGGTGATCATGGACCGCCCCACTGAGTCTTATTCGCTATTCAGCCAACAATTCGGCCGGGCGCTGCGCATATTGGACGGCAAGACACACGCGATCATCATTGACCACGTGGGGAACGTCGCGCGCCATATTCCGCCAGATATGAGACCGTGGCAGTGGACGCTGGACGCCGTGGACCGCAAAAAGCGCGGCGCGACCGATACGGACCCGATGCGGATCTGCAAGGGCTGCAGCCAGCCTTTTGAGGCGTTTTACAAAGCGTGCCCGTATTGCGGCCACATTGACGAGCCAACCGACGAGGACCGCAAGGACATCAAGCGGCTGCTGGGCGATATGACCGAGCTGTCCGTCGAGCTGCTGAACGAGCTGCGCGAACAAATACTGGCCGCAGATCGCACCCCGGAACAATACGAGCGCGAGCTGCTAATGGGCACTATGCCCAAGCAGTACGTGTCGGGCGCCGTGCGCAAGTACGCCGCGAAGTACGAGGCGCGCCGGCTGCAACTGGAGCAATACGAACAAATCGCAGACTTGTGGGGCGGTATGCAGCTGTCACGCGGGCTGCAACTGCCGGAGGCTTACCGGCGCTTTTATCTGCTGCACGGCATGGACGTACTGACCGCCCGCGCGCAGGACAACGAGGGGCTGGCCGCTATTACCGCGCGACTGGCCGAGGACATAGCAATGGAGATGATGAAGTGACAGCACGCAACAATACGACCGGCGAGCTGCGCCGCGTCAAAGAATGGAGCCGCCACAACTGGGTTGATGCGCTCGGGCGGCTATTACCTGCTAACGAATGGGAGCTATATGATGGACGAGTTTAAAATGTGCTGCGGCACTACGTGCGACAAGCGCAAGGTGCAAGAGCAGATCGACGCACTGGTCGCGCAGCTAGCAGCATTGCAACGCGCAGTTAAAGCAATTCAAGACACGCCTGAGCCGCGCACTGAAAAGGAAGCGCGGGAAGATCGCAGGCTCTGGAATGTGTTAGCTGGTGTTATGGCAGCAACACCAGCCACATGCCTCGCGCAGCACGACGCTGAAGTGGCGCGCAAGTCTTTTGATGACGGGTATGGCGCTGGGTATCAGGCCGGTCGTGTTGGTGCGGATAACCACAGTTTGGATGAGTCGTTGGACCACGCCGAGCGCATCAGGGCCGGGGGCGCATCGTGATCCGCTTTACCCGTCGCCGCACACGCAGCAAGCAATCACGCTGGATACGTGTCGCGCTGTTCGGCCCAGATGTGGCAGTGACTATCAGAGTGCGCAACGGTCGCGCGGAGGTAGTATGGTGATCTATCAATGGGCAGCGCGCCATGGGGTGCCACTTGCTGCGGTCAATGAGCTGCTGCAGATGCTGGGCGCACGTGACGCCAACCCGCCCGACCAACTCACCCAGCCCCGCAGCGAGGCGTGGGTGCAACAGCAGCGCCGGCTGCAGCTTGCCCGGTGTGGCGGCTTGTCGTGGCGCAACAACGTGGGCGCGTATCGGGACGACCGGGGCGCTATGGTGCGTTACGGGCTGTGCAACGACAGCAAGGAACTAAATCAGCGCATCAAGAGCAGCGACCTTATCGAGATCGTGCCCGTGCTGATCGGGCCGGAGCACTTAGGCACCACGATCGGCCAGTTCTCTGCGACCGAGTGCAAGGAGCAAGGCTGGCGATACACTGCCACACCGCACGAGCAAGCGCAGCTGGCATTCGGCGAGCTGGTGCTCAGTCGCGGCGGACTATTTCAATTTTATAATGGAGACGACATCAAATGATTATTGGAGACACACCCGCGCAGCTCGGGCAAATCGAGGCCGCTGATGCAATGATGATCGACGGGCGCGTGGTTACACGTGACGATTATCGGGCACTTGTGGCGCAGCTGGGCGAGTTGAGCAAGCTGCACAGCGACCTGACAAACGCCGACATGGTATTTGATGACGGAGAGCATAGTGGCTATTTGATAACGACTGAACAAATTAATGAGATGGAGCACTTGCTATCAATGCCAGCCGCCTGTCTCGCGCAGGTGCGATCTGATGCTGGGGAGACCGGATATTACAACGGATTCAAAGCCGCGCTAATCCTTGACCCACCTTTACCGCCGGCCACGGGTACTTCCGCAACAGTAGATGTTTTTCAGTATCGAATTGAACAGGCTTCAAGATACGCGGCCGGCCAATACGCCAACCGACTCTTGTCTGGCGGTGCATCATGATCTACATGACACCCTACGACCCCGCCACGCTGCTCGCCCTGAGCGATAGCGAAGAATACCCGGCGGACAACCTGGCCGACGTGCGCGACACGTTCGGCGAACCCGCGCGGGCAAGCGCGGTTTGCATCGCCTACCCCGAGCTGGGGCTGGCTTTTAGTACAGTGAGGCTGCGCTGATGGACTTGAACAACTCAACGACGCCAGAAGACGGAAAGGACCGCGCGCAGACGCCTTGGTGGTTTGTGCGTGCGGTGGAAGCGTGGCAGGGCGCACCGTTCGATCTGGACGTCTGCGCCAATGCCGCCACATCTAAGTGCGGTCTGTACTACTCGCTGCAAGAGATGGGCATTGATTCGCTGCAAATGCCTTGGATGCCTAATAACTGGTGCAACCCACCATATAGCAATATTTTGCCGTGGATTTACAAAGCGGCCGCAGAGGCCGAGCTGGGCAACCGCACCGTGATGCTGATCCCAGATAAACCAGAGACCCTATTTTGCCGGGAGGCGTGGCGGCTTGCGGCTGCCGTGTATCACATGCCGTTCCGTCTTAATTTTCTGCGACCTGATGGCAGCCGCTTTGTCGATGCGGCCGGAAAGCCACAGGGGCCAAAGTTCCCGGTCTGGCTTGTCGTGTTCCACGGAAAGAGGGTTGACCCCCGCCCGCTCGTGGATTATATTGACCTTAGAGTCAACAACCAGAGCACCGACAAATGAGAAAAAGGCTAATCCCAGCCGACCGACAGGACCAGCTAATCGCCGCCGCGCTCGTCGCGGCGACCGATAAGGGCTATCAGACAGTGCGCCGGCGCGATATTGCAGCGCTGGTGCCCTGCTCAGTGGCGCTCGTGTCCCACTACTTCGGATCGGTCAATGAGATGCGGCGCACTATTTTGGCCGAGGCGATCAAGCGGGGCGTGCTGCCCGTGGTCGCTCAGGGGCTAACAATGCGCGCCGAGGTGCCGCCACACGTGGCAGCCCGCGCAACTGAATGGATGGCGCAGCAAAATGTATAATAACAAGCAATTTGTCCTATATTTCACCACGCCGGACACCAAGCCCGGCAAGCTCAAGAAGATCACGTGTAATGCGCTGGGCGAGCCAGTCGACGGGCAAGACCCGGCAAACTGGCTGGACTACGCCACCGCGCACTCGCTGGCCGGCGCGCTGGGCTTCGGCATCGGCTTCGTGTTCACTGAACAAGATCCGTACTTTTTTATCGACTTGGATAACGAGGACTTGCTGGCCGATCTGCTCGCACGGTTCCCGGGTGCATTCGTCGAGCGCAGCACAAGCGGCACCGGCTGGCATATCATTGGCCGCTATAGCTGCCCACTGCCGCCACACCGTACTCGCCCCGTCTCGGCCTCTGTGGTGCTGGAGTTATACAGCGCGCGCCGCTTTGTCGCGCTCACGTGGCAAGACAGCACCGGCAACCCGGACACCGACCACAGCGCGGCGCTGCTTGGCCTGATCGCCCAGCACTTTACGCCAGACGCTGCAGCAGATGCAGCCGAGTGGACTAACGAACCAGTGGCAGAGTGGAGCGGCCCGACCGACGACCAAGAGCTGATCGACCGGATGCTCGGCAGCAACAGCGCAGCCAATGCGTTCGGGGGCGACGCGTCACTGCACGCGCTATGGGCTGGCCAAGGTACCGGCGACGCCTCGCGGGACGACGCCAAGCTATGCCAACATTTAGCATTTTGGACCGGCAAAGATTGCGAGCGCATGGATAGGCTATTCCGCCAGTCTGGCCTGATGCGTGACAAATGGGAGCGCGACGACTACCGCGAGCGCACCATTTTAGGCGCAGTGGCGCGTTGCCAGCGCGTGCTGGGTGCCGGCGTTACGATCGAACAGCCACCGCCGCCAGCGGCAGCACCGGAGATCCGCGAAGGGCTGCAGATGATGGTGCCGAGCCAGCAAGTTAACTATTTCGCCGGGTGTGTCTATATCGCCAGCCGCCACGCTGTGCTGACGCCGAACGGGGAGCTGGAGAAGCCCGAGCAGTTCCGCGTGCGTTACGGCGGCTATCAGTTCGTCATGGACGCAGCGAACCGCACAATGGCGACCAATGCGTGGCAGGCGTTCACCGAGTCGCAGGTCGTGCGCTACCCAATGGCAGACCGCGACGTATTCCGGCCCGACCTTGCATTCCAGCAGATCGTGCAGGAGGACGGGCTGCGCCTGGTCAACACGTACAAGCCGATCGACGTTCCGCGCGCCAAAGGCGACGCCGCGCCATTCCTGCGCCACTTGTCGCTGCTGCTACCCAATCAACGCGACCGCGATATACTGCTGGCCTACATGGCCGCCGTCGTGCAACACAAGGGCGTTAAGTTTCAGTGGTGCCCGCTGATCCAAGGCGTGGAGGGTAACGGCAAGACTTTCTTTACCCGCTGCGTGCGTATGGCCATCGGCCGGCGCTATACGATGATGCCGCAAGCCCAGGACATCGCGAACAAGTTCAACGACTGGCTGGAAGGCGTTATATTCGTCGGCGTGGAGGATATATATGTCCCAGCAGAGAAAATGGAAGTGCTCGAGATATTAAAGCCGATGATCACCGGCGGCGACGGTCTCGGCATTCAGGGCAAAGGCACCAAGCAAGTCACCCGCGATATCTGCGCGAACTTTATGCTTAACAGCAACCATAAGGACGCGCTGCGCAAGACCGAGAACGACCGCCGTTTGGCCGTGTTCTATACGGCGCAGCAGCAAGCGAGCGACCTACAGCGTGACGGCATGGACACTGAGTATATGAAGGCGCTCTATGACTGGGCGAAGTCTGGCGGCTATGCGATCGTCACGGATTACCTGGAGACCTACCCGATCCCCTACGAACTCAACCCGGCCACCGGTGCTCCACGCGCGCCGCAGACTAGCAGCCACGCAGAGGCGGTCAGCGCCAGCCGTGGCAGCGTGGAACAAGAGATCGTGGAGGCCGTCGAGGAAGGGCGGCACGGGTTCCGGGGCGGGTTCGTATCGAGCCAGGCGCTCAGTCAGCTGCTCGACCATATGCGCAAGCATATCCCACAAAGCAGACGCCGCGAGCTGATGGAACAAAACGGCTACATTCTGCACCCGGCGCTGCCACAGGGTCGCGCCACTATCGAGATCGACGGAGCGCGCCCGCGCCTCTACGTGAAAAAAGACCACCTCGCCGCACAGCTCACCGACCCGCGCGCCGTGTGCCAACAGTATATCAACGCCCAGCAAATAGCCCCCCAGCTCAACGCCGCCAGCGCCTAGCCCCTTCGGGGGCTTTTTTTTTATCAAATAGTTTGACGCGCGACAAATAGTTTGTCATAGTTGCTCCTGTGGCCGGCATGGTGCTGGTGAGTGAGGATAAGACAATGAGCGTATCATTGAAAAAAGGCCAAGAATTTTACTACGTAACTAGATGGGATGACTTGGGTACTATGAGTGTGCGCCGGCTGACGTGTGAAGCTTGTGGAAAATCAATCATCCGCGCGACTGAATCTGGCAGCGACAACTTTATCAAGCATGTCATTTACCAAAACTTGGTGAACACTCCTGCAGGTCAGATCCCAAGCTGGGCATTCATTTTACCAGTAGATTGCGACATCGAAGCGGAGGCAATGTCAATCGCTGTTAAGTACGTAGACGATGTTAAAAAATTCAACCCGAGCAAAGAATATAAAGCATCGGTGATTTACAGATAACAACCAACCCGCCGCCAGTCGGTTACTGGCTAAGGAACCAACATGGACGCCATCAGCTTATTGATATTTTTAGTTTGTTTTGTGATCGGCTGGCTGCTCGCCACGCCGCGCAATAAATAAGGACCGATCATGCCAGACGCAATCGAAGAAATGATCAAGATCAGCGCAATGTACGGGCTGTGCGCCATCGGCGCGGTCGCAAAGTTCACCGGCGCTGTTTTACGTGGCGATAAGCCGGCAGCCGCACTGCTGTGGCGTAACGAGCTGCACGCCGTGGCTAACCATATAGACGATATTTACAACGTGGAGATAAACGAATGGCTGTCGTAACCAAACTATCCGAAGTCATAGCGATACTGCAAGCGTTAGACCCCGAGCTGCCCGTGCGGCAGTTCATCGTGTCCCAAGACCAGCGGCCACAAGTGGAGCAAGTATGGCGCAATGCTATCGCAGCGCAATATGTGGAGGCCACACCTCAACGGTTCACTTTTGAGTTGCAAGTCCTTCACGTGCTGCAATTCGAGCGCGATCTGCGGGGTGCTTTATGAGTAGCCCCGCGCACGATGCGCGCCTGCACGGCCTCACGCTCGCACAGCTGAGCAGCATAACCGCCACATCCCGGCAGACGCTCGCCAATTGGCACCGCAAAAAACCCGCCCTGTGGCAGTGCGTACTATTGGGTGCGAAACAATTCAACGAACTATCACTCACAGATACGCGTTCAGCGCGCGGGGGTGCGCTATGACCCGGCTAGAAATGATCGAAGGGCCTATAGCGGTCAATGTGAGTGGTGGAAGGTCGTCCGCGCTGGGGGCGATTATCTATGATTCTATGGGCCTACCGAACGAATCAAAAAAGATCTTTACTAACACCGCAGCGGAGCACCGTAAAACATATCGGTTTCTTCGGGCCCTTGTTGAGCGTTTTGGGTTCGATCTCATTTGCTTAGAAGCGGAGTTCAACCAGCCATTAGGGCAAGGCCACACGGTAAAAGTGGTGGACCTGGACGACCTAAAGTACGACCCCGTGGAGGGGCCTATCGGCCAGGCCATGCGCAAATATGGTTTATTCACCCAAAAGAGCGCGTGGTGCACAACACGGATGAAAGAAGAGACACAACGAAAATATTTAGATCCAATTTGGGGGCGTGGCGGCTACCACACTTACTTAGGCGTTCGGGCCGACGAACCCGCGCGTCTAGTTGGGTCTAATTACGTAGATAGAAAAAACAGTTGTTACCATTTACTCGCGGGGCATGGCTATACGGATTTAGAGATCACCGATATTTTCCGCCGTGCCACTATTAGCCCGCAACTGATTGCCAATTTATCCGCGCCGGAACGCGCCCGGGAGCTTCTACAGCGTCGTGTCAATGCGGTTATTGATAACAAACTGATCTACCTGGGGGAAGTAAGCGACGCCACAGAGGACGACGTGATCGATATGTTCACGGGTTTGGACTATGACCTGGACCTGCCAAAGCACCTTGGTAATTGTGTTTTTTGTGTAAAAAAATCCATTAATAAAATAGCGCTTGCGTGCAGAGACGAGCCTGAATATTTAGCCGAGTGGCAAATGGCCATATGGCAGGGTAGCGACCGTTTGAGCAAGGGTAACGTACCGGGGAAAGGAGTTATGTACCGGGAAAAGAATTCAATTGAATCAATTATTGCGCTGTTTAAAGACGTAGACACTGACACGCTGCGAGGCAGAACGAAGCACGCGGGCGCGTCAGCTTGCGAGGATTCATGTGAAGCGTTTGCAGCCACGGGGGTGGATGAATGAGTCTGGTAACTAAAAGATGCGATACATTCCAAAGCGCGATCTACATCAGCGCTAATCTGCACACCGTTCAAGAGGTGTGCGCAGAATTCTGTAAGAAAAACCCGTCATGCGTCACTGTTGAGCCAGTGGAATTTATTTACTACGGGGGAGCGCAGTCCGGCTATCGCGTTAAGTTTATTAATTACCCGCGCTTCCCGTCTGAAGTAGAGCAGATAAAGCAAAAAGCGGAGTCTCTTGCCTTGAATCTGTTGATTGCATCGCACCAGCTTAGCTGCTCAATTGTGCATTCTGACGAAACGGTTTACATGCAACTTGGAGATAAAGAATGAGCTTAATCATACTCCCCAACGGCCGCTGGCACGACCTGGCCAACCCGTGGGCCGGCACGCTCGACTTGCCCGCTATAGCCGCAGCGCTCGGCAAGATCAACCGGTGGAACGGCCACACCAGCCGCCCTTATAGCGTGGCAGAGCACTCGATCCGCGTGTCGCAATTAGTACCCAAGCCGCTGCGCTTACAAGCGCTGCTGCACGATGTCGCCGAGGCATTCTTGGGCGATATGTCCACGCCGCTGCGCAACCTGGTAGCCGGCTTTGATGATATCGAGCGCGACCATCTGCGTTGGATCGGTACGGTGCTGGGCGTCGAGCTGTGCGAACTGAGCGCAGAAGTGCGCCACGCCGACCGGGTTATGCTAGCGACTGAATGCCGCGACTTGCTCGGCTCGCCCTATGACTGGTGCGGCGTTGCGCCACTCGCCGCTGCTATTGGACCGGCCGCCACGTGTGACGTCGGGCAGTTATGGCTTAAATACGTACAGGAGCGTGTGGGATGACCTACTCACGCGAACAACGCGACCGCATAGCGGCAGCTGACGCGCGTGGACTATCGCCCGCAGAGGTCGCCGCGCAGTGCTTCTGCTCAGTAGATACCGTGTATCGCGTCCGGCGCGAGAGGGGGCGTGGAGGTCGACGCGGTGCAAAGCGACACCCCGAGACCGCCACTGTGCTGCGCCTGCTCATGGCGCGCAATATGACCAGAGACGCCATCGCCGAGCATTGTGGCTGCAGTCGCGCAACGGTCTATAACATCGCGCAAGCGCACGGCCTCACATCGCCACCCGAGCCGCGCAGGGTACCGCGTGAACCCGGCAAGCGTGGCCGCCGTCTCTTAGCGGTACCCGGTCAGCGATATGGCGGGCTGACCGTCACGGGGCGAGAAGGGCGCGCAGTCTATTGCAGCTGCTCGTGCGGTGGTATCCGCACAGTTCGGATCGACAAATTACGCAGCGGCAAGGTTACGCGATGCACGACGTGCAGCAAGGTCAGCCGGCGCGAGGCGTTCAAAGTGGCCAAAGCATCCGCCACGCCGTCGAACCGGCCGCCACGTGGTACTTATACCCGCATTGACCCCACCGTCCGCCAGCAGATCGTGCAGTGGCTACGTGAGGGCGTCATGGGCACCGAGGTCAGCCGGCGCACCGGCGTGTCGCCCACAACAATCAGCAAAATAAAAGGATCACTGTGATGCAATTAATACCACTCCCACGCCATCAAGCCGAGCGACTGCTCGCACAGGGTCGCCGCGTTTTTGTCGGGTATAAGCGCGGCTTAGCAGTACGCAACCAACACGAATGCACCACGCTCGAGGCGATCGACAAGTCCATGCAGCGCAAGCCAGGGCAGGGCGTTCCGCAGTGTTATGTGGCCAGTAACATCGTGTAACGCGCAGTAACATATCAGCAACAACCGGCCTTTGTTACTGCGCGTTGCTGATATGTTCTCCGCTTGGTTCGCTTGTTATCTAATTGTTACCCGTCGTTGCTGCCACGTTACCCCATGACCGAATGACCGAACCATGACCCATATTGGGTCATACGTAACCGCTTGATTCTATTGCACTTTTTCGGGTTATGACCGAATGACCGAACCCTATCACGAAAAAGACCCAAACCGACCAGACCCTCTTATATATTATTATGTGTGTGCGATATACCTATATATTTATGATCCGTCTGTATGTTTACAATATAATTCTTAGGTCATTGGGTCATAAGTAGTAAATAGAGATATAGATCAATAACTTACGCATGACCCAATATAGGTCATAGTTCGGTCATTCGGTCATTGGCACAATCGTTGCAAGACTTGCGCAATGTGTGGCGGCTAGTGCTATACTGCCTACACGGTCAATAAGAGGGCGCCAACTGTGGCAGGTAGACCATTTAAATTCACCCCAGAAGAAGCGCTCGAGCGGGCGCGCTGGTACTTAGCGAACTATGAGCAGGAAGGCGACCTTGTGCCTACTGTGGCGGGCTTAGCGGTCTATATGGACTGCAGCAAGAAGATTCTCTACAACTACCAGCAGCACCCAGATTACGCAGAATTGATTCCCGTTATGGACGCGCTGATGACCAAGCAGCACAAGCTGCTCACGTCTGGCGGGCTGGGCGGACGGTTTCACCCGGTCGTGACGCGCATCATGTTATCCAAGCACGGGGACATCGAGCGGCGCGAAGTGGACAACCTGAGCAGCGACGGCAGCATGTCGCCCATTGCGCCCATATCCGCCGCAGACGTGGCCGATGCGCTTCGCAGCGTGCTGGCTGAGTTATGATCGAGTGGGAAGATTGCAGCCCCGCTAAGCGCCAGGCATTGCGCCTGCTGAGCGAGGCGGATTATCTAACGTTTTTGCGGATCTGGTTTCAGATCACGCAGGGCGAGAAGTGGCAAGTAAACTGGCACCACCGGCTGCTGGCGCGCAAGGCGCAAGAGATTATCACCGAGCGACCGCACAACGTGGTGATCAACGTACCTCCCGGCGCCGGTAAAACCGAGACGCTGAGCATACACGCGCCGGCATGGATGGTCGTTAAGGTACCGAAGTTCCGCAACCTGAACATATCGTTCAGCGACTCGCTCACCAAGCGCAATAGCCGCAGAACGCGCGACCTGATCGCCTCGGAAGAATTTCAGGAGCTGTGGCCGCGAACGTTCGGCACCAACCAGGCCGACGAGTGGCAACTCGTTACACGCCAAGGCAAGACGGTCGCGGAGGTCGTCAGCCGCTCGGCGGGCGGACAGATCACCGGTGGCCGCGGCGGCTATATCGGCCCCAATTTTTCCGGCTGGGTGCTACTGGACGACGTGGACAAACCAGACGACGTATTCAGCGAAGTGCGCCGAAAGCGAACGCATCAGCTGCTCGTCAACACGGTGCGCTCGCGTCGGGGCGACAAGTCCCGCAAGCACCCCACGCCAATTTTAGCCATCCAGCAGCGCCTCCACGTCGACGATAGCAGCGCGTTTATGGTATCGGGGGGTATGGGCCTCACATTCGAGCACGTCAGCATACCGGCGCTGGTAACGCTTGATTACCTCATGGCGCTACCCGAGGATATACGCCCCTACGCGCTGGCGGATTGCCTCGGCAGCGAATCCGTGACAGTCGGCGGCGTAGAGTATTGGAGCTTCTGGCCGGCTAACGAAGACGTCAAGGACCTGGTGCAACTATGGGAGTCAGACCCCTACACGTTCACCAGCCAATACATGCAGCAGCCTGAACTGCTGAGCGGCGGCATATTCCGCCCCGACGACTTCGGGCTATACGAGCCGGACGACGTGCCACACTGGGAATACCGGTTCATTACCGTGGACACCGCGCAGAAAACCGGCGAGCGCCACGACTTTAGCGTGATCAACCATTGGGGCATGTATCAGGGCAATCTGCACCGCATCAACGGCATCAGGGGCAAATGGGAAGCGCACGAGCTGCGCACCCGCTTTGTGCAATTTGTCCGTGAATGCTATGACCTCAACGGACCAATACACGGCAACCTGCGCGCGGTGGACGTCGAGGACAAGAGCAGCGGCACCGGGTTGATACAAGAGGCCTCCCAGCAACTGCCCATCAAAATAACCGCCGTGCAACGCAGCCGCGACAAGCTCACGCGAGCGCTGGACGCGCAGCCACACCACCGTGGCGGCAAGGTCAAACTGCGTGCGGGCGACCCCAGCAACCCCGAGTTGATCGCCGAAGTGTGCAGCTTCAACGCGGACGATACGCACAAGCACGACGACCAGACCGACACGCTGATCGACGCCATTGACCGCGCATTTATCACCGCTACCAAACCACGGGCCGGGGTGCTATGATTGCCGACAATACTGGAGGGCCAGCATGACCAATCAATTCAATTTCCGAGGCGCGGCGGCGGCTTTAGGCAACACCAAGCAGATCAATGCGTGGTCGGATTATGGCTATCCGGATCGCGTTGAGTTCGAGTCGCTCTACCGGATGCACACCCGCAACGGCATCGCCAAAGCAGGCAACGCGATCCCGGTCGACCTGTGCTGGAAGTCTGCGCCCCGGGTCAAATCGAACGATAGCGACGACGTGACACCGTGGGAGGCCGCGTTCAACAAGATCGCCAAAGCCACCAGGCTGTGGAAGAAACTACGCGCCGCTGACCTACGCCAGCGCGTCGGTCGCTATGGCGGTGTGCTCGTGCAAGTACGTGGCAGCCTCGAGCAAGCGGACTGGGAGCGGCCACTGGCAAACATCACGGACAAGCAGATCGTGCGGTTCATTCCGTTCTACGAAGACCAGATGAAGGTCGCCACGTTCGACGAGAACAAGGCCAGCGAGCGCTACGGCTTCCCGCTCACGTACAACTACAACGAGGCGCAGGTCGGCCAGGCTAACCGCGACGGCAAGGTATCGCAGCCTGTCACAGTGCATTACAGCCGCGTGCTGGTATTCGCTGAGGAAGCGGACGACGATACCATTTTTGGCGTCCCGGCCAACGAAGCCGGATTTAACGACCTGCTGACAATGGAGCTGGTCGCCGGTGCTGGCGGCCAGGGCTTCTGGAAGAACGCCAGCGGCAAGCTGCACTTTGACTTCCGCGACCCCGCTGCGGCCCCTCCAACACAGGAGGAACGCGACAAGCAGAAAGAACAAATACAGGACTTTGCGTCCGAGATGGACAAAGCGCTGGCGACTGCTGGCATGGAGGCCAAGGTGCTTAACTACGCACTGGCCGACCCGGATCCGTATTTCCGCGTGGCGCTGCAGTCGTATAGCGCTAGTGTACGCATCCCCGCCAACAGGCTGATCGGCAGCGTCACGGGCGTGCTGGCGGGCGATAAGGACGACGCGGCATTCCTGCAGACCATGCAGAGCCGCCGTGTGGGCTTTTGCGCCGAGATGGTGGAAAGCGTGGCAGCGTGGCTTATCGAGCACGGCGTGCTGCCCGCCGCCGACATCGTGGTGGAGTTCGACGACCTGCAAGCGCCAGGTGATAAGGACAAGCTCGAACTGGCCGAGAAGATGGCGCGGATCAACTCGCTGACCGGCCCGCGCTCGGGCGACGTGTTCACCAATGAGCAGATCGCGCAGGCAGCTGGCTGGGAGTATGAGCCGGACGACCTGATCGACCCACTGCCAGAGGGCGACGATGAAACCGACCCGGAATGAGCAAGACCCAACCGGCCAGAGTGGCAACACCAAGCGCGCAAAGGCCGCTATAGCCCAGCGGGTGCGCCAAGCGCGCCCCGAAGTGCTGGCGCTGCTTGACTCTATCCAGGTGCGCGCCATCACGACCAATGCGTCCTACTTGTACGAGCTGGACGCGCAGCGCTATCTGCAAGTGACTGACGAGATCAGCCGCATCATTGACCGCTGGCTGGACTTAGATGCCGCCACAGGCAAGCCGGCGCGGTGGTTCTTCGATACCTACACGGGCGCAGCATACGACAGCGGCGCACAGGCCAGCGCGACCAATATCGCAGGGCAACTACCCGAGGGAATGACCTACGAGGCAGAGCTGCTAAGCCCAGCGTACCAACGCCGCATCCAGCTTGTATTCGCGCGCTCGTTTAACGATATGAAAGGCTTCGCCGGGCAGGCCGCTGAGGACTTGGCGCGCGTGCTGGCGGACGGTGTGGCAGCGGGCCAATCACCGCGCACAATCGCATCCGGTATGCGCTCAGTATTCGACGAGGTGGAAGGGTACCGCGCGCTGCGTATCGCCCGCACGGAGATCAATAAAGCCTATACGGACGCACGGAACGAACAGACGCAAGACGCCCGCGAGCGGCTTGGACTGGACATCAGGCTGCTGCACGTCAGCGCGCTGGTCGATGCGACACGACGCAGCCACGCAGACCGCCACGCGCATATCTACACGCCGGACGAGCAGACGAAGTGGTGGAACACGGGAACAAACCGGATTAACTGCTTGTGCAGCACGATCGAGGTGGTATTCATTGACGGCGAGCCGGTTAACAGCAAAGTGATCGAGAAGTACCGCGCACGAGGCGCGGCATTCTTTAGCAGTGGAGGATCATAGCCTCCGCGCAGCCCACAATGCGCTGGCGCTCCGATGGTGTGGCGGCGATAAGGTCGAGCAGTGCCAGCTTAGTGGTCGCGTCGGCCCCTTCGAGCATACGCGCTGCAGTCTGAACAATAGCCGCTTGTTGGTTCTCGCCGTATTTCATAGCGAGGCGGCGCGCTAAGCACACCGCGATCGATTCGTATGCGCCGGTCACTTCGCCCACTCCGCCAGCAGTGCGTCCGCGTACTCACAGGCCACAAGGGCGACGCTTGCAGGGTCGGGGCTCCGCTCATGCGTTAGTAATGCAGCCATAAAGCGGGCGCTCAGTTCTTCGCGCGAGGGCCGGGAAGTCTCAAGGACGTAGTTTAGCGCCACGCAAGCCTCGTCCGTGTTTGGACCTGCGGGCAATTTGCCGATATTGTTGGTCATGCCAGCTCCTTAGTCAGTTGTTCGGCCCACAGTGCCGAGTAGTTCACAGAGTCCACCAGGCTGTCCGCGTGCAGGCGCGTCGGATTGCTGTATTGCCGGACCTTTTTGACCAGATCGAGCATCAGGCACACGTCGCTGCCGCGTAGGTCGCGCCCGGTGATCACATTGTACGCCTCGGCCACAGCGTCGAAGCTGCGCTCGCTGGTGCCTTGTTGGTCGTATTCCTTGCCGCGCTCGCCCAGGATGCGCAGACCCTCGCTGAGATATTCGGCCGCCGTGCGTGGCTGTATTTTATTGTCCATCTTGCTCTACCTTGCACACCACTAAGTGCGCTGTTTGTTGCTTTGACATATGCAGCGCGGCGCGTTCGCACGCTTCCAGGCTGCTCATAGGTACGGCGAGCTTTAACACGCCCGCCAAGGTGTAAATCAGGAGCGTGGCGCTACTCACGGATAGCCCCCAGTGCGCGCTTGCACGCTTCCAGCTGCTCGGTCGTGTAGCCCGCTTTGGCTGCGCGCTCGCTCAGGTTCTTGTAGTTCAGTGCGCGCCAGCTCGGCGTGCCTCCCTGCTCGTAGTGCTCGCGCAGCCATTGCAGCAGCTCGGCGGGCACTTCTGGGCGCACGGCCACCAGTGTGGCAGCCACGTACCGGCGCAGCGCTTCGGCCACTTCGCACGGTTTGATCCGGCTATTCACCGGGATAACGACCAGCAGCTCGCCGTGCTCGTCGGTTATTGTGTTGTCACTGGTTAAAATAACGCGCATATCAGCACCCCCAACGCCGCGACCGCTAAGCCGGCACGAATGCCCCAAAGGCGCCGCTGCTCCTGCTGCCACACGTGGGCACGGATAGCCATGCGGCTTTCAGCGAGGCGGATATCTAGCTCCGTTCGCGCTGCACGCATCGACTGAAAGTAACGGGCTTGTGCATCCCGCCACCCATTCCAGCCGGCAGCCATTAGCGCACCAACCCAGGAAGCTGACCCAAGCCCCACAGCAACAGGCCAACGCCCGCGCACCACAGCAGCGCGACGCGGATCATGTGCTTCGTGTAGACCGGATCGAGGTCGCAGCGCTCGAACCCGGCGCCCTCTAAGTCGTCAGGCACCAGATGGCGCTGCTTGATCCACTCGTTACGGTTGTCCAGCATATACACGCGGCCCATTTCGTCCGCGCGATAAAAGCGCCCGGTCAGCGCGTTAAAATGTGTTGCTACTTGCATCAGTGCGTCCCTCCTGTTATTGACTCGTCAGACAATAGCCGCCAATTTGCGCAGTTGTCAATATTTATTTTATACTGACCGCAGCAACCAACAAGGAGCCGCACGATGGCCAAGCGCCTATATGTTAACGTCGCCACCGCGATCAACGCTGCGGACGTCCGCACCGAGATCGAAGGCGGCCACGAGTGGCTGGTCGTCTCCAGTCGCACACTGCCCGATAATGTCGTTATGAACGGCGGCTTATACCCGGCCGACGAGATCGCCGCAGCATTCAACACCCTGAACAACACGCACGCCCCAGTCGGCCACCCGCAGGACAGCGCGGGCAATTACATTTTATGCACGGACCCGCTGGCCCTCACTGGCGGCTACCTGGTCGGCGCAATGAATCGCAACGCTACGCGCGCTAATGGCATTGTGTCGGTCGAGAAGTGGATCAACGTCCCCACCGCCATGCAAAGCGCCAACGGAAAGCGGCTGATTGCTGCGCTGAACGCCTTAGCCAAAGGCGGCGACCCTATCCACACCAGCACCGGGCTACTACTCGAGCGCGAAGAACTACCAGCGCCACAAGTCAACGCAGAGGGCAAGCAGTACAGTTGGATCGCGCGCAATATGCGCTTTGACCACGACGCCATCTTGCTCGACCAGCCTGGCGCTGCCACACCGGACCAAGGCGTGGGCATTGGCGTCAACGCACAGCTGGCCGGCGAGGAAGTGCAGCGCGTCGTGGCTATCAACTCAGCCGGCCTCGACATGTCGGGTGGGATGCGCACCAGTGTGGCAGCCGTCGAACGCCAATGGCAGGCTATACGCTCGCAAGCACGCGAAGCACTGCGCGCCCGCTACGGCGACGACAAATATGTATGGATCGACGACATCAACGACGACACCGTGGTCTATGAGGTCGACGACCAGCGCTTTGCAATCGGTTATTCAATCGCAGACAACGGCGCGCTGGCTTTGAGCCTTGATGAACCCACGCCGGTCGTCGCGGTAACTATGTTCCAGCGTGTAGTTAACAAGTTGCACGATATATTCCGCATCGGCTACACTAAGCCGGACAATACTGTCAACACAAAAGAGGGTGATCCAATGCGCGATCAAATTGTCGCCGCACTGAACGCCGCAGGAGTCCCGATCGAGGGGCTGAGCGACGCGCAGATGCTGGCAGCTTACAACACCCTGCAAGCTCAACCAGCAACCGACAAGCTGGCCGCGCTGACGCAGGAAGTCAACACCATCAAAAACGACCTGGCCGCCTCACAGCGCGCACCACTGATCGCCTCTATCGGCGACAAGTCGGGCCTAAGCGTGAACACGCTGCAATCATTACCGTTGGAAGAACTGCAGGCGCTGGCCGCCAAGCACAACACCACGACGGTCGGCATCAACTCGCAACGCGCAGCCGGCACACCTGCCGAGCTGCCGGCAATGCCAGCATAAGGAGCCGACAAAATGGCTAAAAACACTATTTTCGCGGGCGGCATCTCTGACGTCGACCGCGCGCTGGTAGAGGAAGCTAAAAGCGGCGTATCGATCCTGCCGGGTTCTTTTATGCTGCGCACCGCCGGCTTGTTCACTAACGTGACAGTCAACGGCGAGGGCGGCGCGATGTATATCGCCGACCTGAACACCATGAAGCAGGGCGGCACAGAGGACGCTTGGGTTACTGGCGACTCCGTGAAAGGCTTCTACCCGCGTGCAGGCGAGCAGTATAACGTGCGCTCCGCAGTGGCCAACTATACCGCAGTGGACACCCCGCTGACGGTGAACGCTTTGGGCCAGGTTCGCCCTGCACTGACAGACGGCACCGAAGAAGTGATCGCCTATGTGCAGGAAATTATCAACGTCACTGTGGCCGGTACCCTGGTTCGCGTCCGCATGGCTAACTTTGGGAGAGCCTCATAATGAGCTGGATTTTCTCACAGTCGCAAGTAGCGGCAAACGCTCAGAACGCGCAGCACCTGCAGGAGCAGTGGGCTGTGCTGAAGGGCTTACAGAGCGCCTACAACGCTTCAAACGAAGCGATCGCCACGCACTTCCCGACCGTCAACTCGGGCCGCGTGCCCGCAGATGTATGGCGGGATATGGACGCGCAAACGTCCGCATTAATGCGCCAGCCTAACCTGACGCTGCTGTCCGACCTGCTGCCACTGGCTAAGTCGCTCAGCATCGGCAAGTTATACAGCGAATACCGCATCAGCTCCGACGCGGGCAACGTGCGCAGCTCGGTGTCTGGCGAAGTGCAGATCCTGAACGACAAAACCGCGTACACTTACGACGGCAACGTGATCCCAGTCCACACGGCTGGCTGGTCGCGCGACTTCCGCGAAGTGGCCGGTATGACCTCCGAAGGCTTCGATGGTCTGATCGACGATAACGCCAACGTCACCCGCTCGCTGTCCAACAAGATGGCGGATTACGTATACAATGGCGACGCTAACGTCGTATTTAACGGCAAGCAGGGCTACGGCGTGAAGAACCACCCGAACACTCTGCAAATTTCGTTCTCTGCGGCCCTGGCCAACATCAACCTGGCAACATCGACAGACCCGGTGGCGATCCGTAAAGCGTTCCAGTATATCCGCGACGCGCTGCGCATCACCAACGCAGTGGACGGCCCGATCACGTTCTACGTGTCACGCGAGATCCTTAGCAACCTGGAGATCTTGATGAACACCGCGAACGCGTCGAACGTCTCGGCGCTGGACATGGTGCGCAAGCTCGAAGCTGTGGCAGCGGTCAAAGAGGACGCCTCACTGACGGGCAACCAAGTGATCGCGTTGTGCTTAGACAGCCGTTACATCCGCCCGCTGGTCGGTATGGCGACAGGTACTTATGCGGTACCGCGTCAGATGTTCAACGACCCGCACCGCTTCCTGGTAGCTAACGCCGTCGGTCTGGAGATCCGCAAGGACGCAACAGGCAAGGCAGCTGTGGCCTACGCGAGCTAAGGAGCTGGATATGGGACGAAACAACGAAGCAGCCGCCACACCGGTCGAGCCAACAGCCGAGCAGTTAGCGGCGCAGCTGGCAGCCGATGCGGGCACCGCCGAACCAACAGCCGACGCGGCCCCCGTGGCCGCAACCGGCACGCGCTACCGGGTAAAATCATCTCGCTTCCACGGCTTCCAGCCGGGCGACGAGGTGACACTCGAGAGCGTAACGCCGGAACAATTGCAGCACCTCGAAGCGCTGTGATCACCGAGCAACGAAAAGCCCCGTGAAGGGGCTTTTTTATTGCCGCCACCCATACCGCGACCGCCGACAATATCCTCGCTTAATGTAGCCATATCTTTACGCCTCTATTTTAGGCGCCGCACAGAATATGCGCGCCAATAGGGGTATAGTTGATCCACTTGACGGCTAACACAGTAGGCGCGAAGTTGTCGCAGTGCCCTGAGTGCGGCGAGTGGTTCATCCGCCACAACCGCGCCCACTTGTACTGCAGGGCGCGCTGCCGGCAAAGACGACACCGGCGCTTGACAACTATTGTCCTTGTGGTCAATACTGAGGGCGTTTAGTTTAGACACGCCGCGCAGCTGTATTAAGTTCCTAGGCCTAGCCGGGTGCGCGGCGCCATTTTAGTTTATTGGTTATATCTGCCGTGGGTGTCCGGTACACGCTGCAAGTGTGACGCTTGCGGAGCTTCCTGTTCGATTCAGGTGCGGCAGTCCTAACCAATGAGCTGAACCCGATAAAGCGCGGATAAAATGGCCCGCGTAGCTCAGATAAATTAAGGAGCACGATATGCGCGAACAAGACCGGGGACTCGACCCGAACGTGGGGGGAGGCGGCAGCAACATATACGGAGCCGAAGCAAGCAACGCCTACGCGCGCCTGCAAACTACAAGCCGGCTGGCGGATTTAGCGTTTCAGGCGTGCAGACCCTGGGATAACAAGGCACCGGTTTTTATTTCTGGCATTCCTAGCCACGTCGAGGTGATGCCATGCAACAAGTGATCACCACCGCCCTCGGATTCGTGGCGGCCAGCGTGTTTCTGCAGCGCACGACGCCCGATCAGCAACTGGGCGCGGTCATTGTGGCCGCTGCGTGCTGGGTGTGCTATCGTGGGTTCCGCTGGTTCATCAACATGGAGCAAGACAGCAATGCCAAGTAAATCGACGCCAGTGCCACCGGGCACCAAGCAGAACACCCGCACACCACCGCCACAACCGAAGAAAAACAAGTGATCAACTACGTGGCGCTCTTAGCGCTGCTGGTCGTGTATAAGTACAGCAGGGGCCGGATTAATCTGGCCCTTGTTATTATCGCGTACTATGCCGCGTATATGCTCATGGAGTTCTACCCGCCCGGCGTGTCCGAGCAGGCCGGGTGGGCCGCGTTCTATCTGCGCCAGTCCGCGCTCGATCTGCTATTTGTGATCATCTGCTGCGTTTTATCGCTTAAATATCAAAGATTCATGTACTTTTTTCTCGGCTATGCTTTTATCATAGGGACAAGCCAAGCGACTCAGGTGCTAATGCTCGCCGATCCAGTCGCGTTCCGCTCGCTGCACGAATGGCGCCAAGCCGTCGCGGTTCCAATTGATCTAATGTTCGGGGTGCTAGGGAGTGCTAACAGTGTTTCAGATTATTTTGCTAATCGCTTTCGGGCTGCTTATAATCACAGCACTACTACTGGCCGCAACCGCTCGGACATTGACGCATGAACGACGAGATCAACCAAACACTGCAACGCCACGCTGCGCAACTTGCCCAACAAGCCGAGCAGATCAACCGCTTGATCCCTGAGATACATTTATTCGCCAAAGAAGTGCGGGACAACACGATCCAAACCGTCCGCCACATGGACAAGTTGGACAACGTGGCCGCCGCGCAGATAAAGCTCGAGGCCAAATTGGACATTCTGGACAGCCGCGTCGACAAGCTCGATCTGGTCGTCGAGGGCCACAAGCCCGTTATTGCCGCGATTAACTCGCTGGCCCAAAAAGTGATCTGGTTCTCTATTAGCGCAGCGCTTGCCTCCGTCACCACTGTGGCAGTGCTGGGCTATGCGGTTCTCGGGAAAGGTCAAGGAGGATAGCCACGAATGTGCGTACCTATTGCCCCTGAAGATGTCCGCGAATTTATGCCCGGTGTGGCCTCCGTGCCAGATAGCGTTATCCAGCTCTTTATCGAGATGGCCGACGCCGCCGATCCGTGCCTGCTCGGAGCTGGACGCCCCGCTGCGGTCTCTAAACTAATCAAGCTGAATTTCGTCTCGCACATGCTGACCGGTTCGGCAGGCGTGTCTGGCGAGATCACCAGCGAACGCAGCCCGACCGGCGAGTCCGTCACGTATGCAGCGCCCACCGCAACCGGCACCGGTTTAGCCAGTACCGCTTATGGCCGCACGCTGCTGCAGCTCGACACCACGGGCTGTATGTCGGCGCTTATCGCATCGCCACGCATCTTTTACGCGGTGGGCTAAATGAGCCGCATACTTGCGCGATTCCTAACCGACGACGTGGTGGTCAAACCGCTGACCGGCACGAGCGAGCAGGGCACGCCGACGTATGGCACGCCCCGCACGATCAAAGGCTGCTACAAGCAAGACAACGAGCAGCAGCGCGACGCGCGCAGCGGCGCCATGTTTATGCCCACTGTGGCAGTATGGTCGTATGACACCGCGCTGAAATACGGCGACCTCGTCGGCAACTACGGCCAAGTGCGGCGCATCGTTACCGCTACGGAGCGGCGCGGCCCGCAATCGGTGCTAGTTTATGCCGGTTAAGCGCACGAGCAACACGGCCAAAGTGATCGCCAAGATCGAGAGCGTCGGCGAGCAGTGCATGACGCAAATACTGGCTGTGGTACTCGCTAACTCTAAATTCTATTTGCCTATCGATACGAGCGCGCTGTCCAATAGCGACTTTCGCAGCGTAGAGCAAACCGCGACCGGATGGCGTGGCCGCGTGGGCTACACGGCCGCATACGCCGCAGCGTTACACGAGCGCACCGACTGGCAGCCGCGCCCGCCAGGCTCCCCCGGCAAGAAAGGCGGCGGCTATAACCCGAACGCAACCCCGGCATTTTTAGAGCGTGGCGCAGCTGAGAGCCGCGACGAGATCCAGCGCATCATAAGAGCAAACTATGGCAGCATATGACGATTTAAAGGGCATGGTTACCGCTGCAGGCGTCACAGGCTACACGTTCCGCGAGCTGTGGCAGGAAGAAAGCGACGCGATCGCCGGGCCTGTTTGCCTTATTCGCCGCGTGCAGGGCTTAGCGAGCACTGAGGACACGCGCCGCTGGGTGTACCGGATAGCATTCTACGGCGCAGCCAATGCGGACGCTGCCACAGTATCAGGCCACGCAGAGCAGGCGGCGCGCTACATTTTAGACAACTTTACGCGCGGTGGTGTAATATTGGCGCGTATGGTACTGGACACGGTTGGACCTTATCAGACCGTGTCCTCGCGCCCATACTATTATTTCGAGTTATCCATTTATTACGCTAATCAATAGGAGGGCGCAACATGCCACAAATTAGCGGACGCAGTATTGCGGTTCAGGTCATTATGGCCGCAGCAACCGGCACAAAGACCAACGGCGCTTATGCGGCACCGAGCACCGGCTGGGAGACACTGGGCGGCACTCGCGGCTTGGACACCACCACCGAGTGGGACACCGTAGACGGTACGAGCCGCAGCTCGGCGGGCAACGTGCGCGAGTCGATCGCCACGTACCTGACCGTCGGCGCGACTATTAACGGTGTGTGGCTGACAGAGACCGCCGAGAATATCGAAGATATGAACGACTACGTCAACAACCCGACCACCGGGCAGCCTTATGGTTGGCTGAAACTGACCGAGCCAGGCCCAACAGCCGGCAGCACGATCACCCGCGTGTACTACGGCATGTTTACGTCGTTCAGCGCCTCCGCGCCGCATGACGACTTAAAGACCTTCGACATGGGCTTTAATGGCCTGCAGCCAGTTATTAAAGCGCTGGTCAACCCGTAACGATGCGGGCGAATGTCACGATCGGCGAGGTTGTGATCCACGTGGGCGCGCAGGACTATCTGCTGCGCCCTTCTTTTGCTGCGCTCGCCGCACTCGACCCGATCGACAAATACCAGAAAGACGTCACGACCGCGCTGGCGCTACTCGAGACCGGTGTGGCCGTACCGCCAGAGCTGTGCGCAACGTGCGCGGAGATCTTGCGCGCGTGCTGCACAACTGATTTACCCGCCAGCGTTCTGGGCGACCTGCAGCCACGCAAGAGCAACCCGGCACAGTGGTGGAAGCACCGGCACGTCCTATGGGGGCGCGGCAAGATGCAGCAGCACGACCTGATCGTACTCGCCAACCATATGATCAAGTGGGGTATTGTCGGGGACGCCAAGACCGCTAAGCGACGCGCACGATCTAAGGGACCGGCGCGCGCCTTTGATATCAGAGAGTTTCACGGCGCCGCAGTTGCAGCGCTCGGCATCCAACCGTCCGAAGCGTGGCAGCTGACAATGGCGGAGTTTCAAGCCGCGATGGACATAAAATTCCCGCCCGATCCGGCCAAAGAGCTGCCGACCGAGGACGAGGTGCGCGACACTTTCCGCGCGCTCAAAATACCGCTACAATCTAAACCAAATTAACACGCCGGAGCGCATCACATGACCGAGATCGAAGGCATCAGTTACACGGTCGACGCGAACACGGCCGGGCTGCTCAAGCTCGAGAAACAAGTCGCAACTACTACAACCAACGTCACCAACGACCTAAAAGCAGTCGACACGCAGCTGGCGAACACCGGAAAGCGTATGGACGCGCTCGGCAACACCGCCGCAGCCACAGACCGCAAGGTCGGCAATTTCGGCAACACCGCCAGCCAGCTCGGATTCCAAGTACAAGACGCCGCCGTGCAGCTGCAAAGCGGCGCCAGCGCGTTCACAGTGTTAGCACAGCAAGGCTCCCAGGCCGCTGCGGTCATGGGGCCGGGTGGCGCGCTATTCGGCGCCGTACTGGCCGTGGCAGCTGCGATCGGCGGCGTGCTATATAACAGCACTCAGAAGGCAAAAAGCGGCGTTAAGTCGCTGTCCGACGAGCTGGAAGTGCGGCTCGGTCTTATTAAAGAAAAGCTGGAGCAGACCGACGATGCGAGCAAGGCGGCATTCAGCCAAGTGGAGCTGGGCAAAGCAAACGCAGAATATGAAAAGCTGTCCGAAACCATAGCGAGCCTACGCGACCGACAAGCTACCTACAGCGACCAAATCAAGCAGGCCGCAAGCCCTGAGATCCGTAAAAACTACGAGTCATTATACGGCGCGGTGTCCGACCAAATCGAGAAGGCCACGCGCAAGCAAAAAGATCTCGCCGCATTCCAAGAACGTCTTACCGCTGAAGTGCTGAAAAGCCGCGACGGGTGGGAAGGTGTCAAAGACAACCAAGACAAAGCCGCAGGCAGTGCCGAGCAGCTGGCCGCACAAATCCAAGCCGCCACACTGAAGTTAACCGAGGGGGAGCTGGCCGCGCGTCGATTCGCTGCCGCGCAGTACTTGGGCCTCACTAACGCCGAGCAGCTACCCCCCGAGCTGGACGCCGCGCTGGTCAAGCTGGTGCAGTTGGAAGAAGCGCAGAAGCGCGTCAACGACCAGAAGCGCGCCGAGCTGGAGCTGCAACGCGAGATCCGCAGCGAGCTGGACAAAGAATTGCAGGCCGAGCTGGCCGCTATGGCCGCGAAGGACAAAGACAAGAAGTATATCGGCGACATCATGGCCAGCGGTGACGGTAGCCAAGCCGCCCGTGTGGCAGCAGACGCCGAAGCGCGGATCAAGATGCTGCAGGACATCGCAGCGCGCGACACGTCACAAGCAGAGGCCGCCGCCGAGGCGATCATACTGGTCGAGCAGCAGAAGCAGGACGAGCTGACACGCATTGCCACCGAAGCGGCGGAGAAGCGCAATCAGTTCACCGTGCAGGCCACGCAGACCACGCTGGGCGCCTTCGGCGACTTGTTCGGCAATCTGGCCGACGCCGCCAAAGAGGGCGGGCGTGATACGTTCCAGCAGTGGAAGAACTTAGCGAGCGCGCAGGCTGCGATCAGCACCGCGCTGGCATTCACCAACACACTAGCCAACCCGCTGATCCCGTACCCTCTGAACTTAGCGCTGGCCGGCAGTGTGGCAGCACTCGGCGCGGTACAGATCGCCAAGATCCAAAGCCAGCAGTACAGCGGGCGCTTATACGGTGGACCGGTGCAAGCGGGCGGCGTGTACCCGATCACCGAGGACGGCCGGCCCGAGATATTGAAACAAGGCAGCCGGCAATACTTGCTACCCGGTACCGGTGGCGAGGTGATCAGCAATAAAGATATGCAAGCGGGCGGCGGGGGCGGTAGTATTACTATCAATTACAACCCGACGATATACGCACAGGACGCAGACTTTGAGGCCATCATGGCCGGCCAGCCCGAGGCGGTGCTCAACGCCGTGCGGATAGGCTTAGCGTCCGAAGGGAGAACACTTTAATGGCTTTATTTCCTTATGACATTATTTTGGTCGACGATCTGGCCGTCACGGACTCGGTTAGCCTGATAAGCTCAGACACCCGCAGCAAACAGTACCTGACGCGCCGCACGCTCGGCCAGCGGTTTGAGATCAGTATGTCGTGCCGCGTGTTGCCGTGGAACTTCCAAGCGGCCAATGCGTATGTAACAAGCCTGCGCGGCGGCGCAACGGTCACGCAGATCACGCTGCCTTTCTACGGCGACACAACCGCGCCTGACACCACTGTGGCCGCAGCGCCTGCGATTGGTGCGCGTGCTGTCACGCTTGCATCCGTCACGGGCGTGGTGCCCGGCTTGTATATGCAGTTCGGCAGCCACACGAAGGTCTATAGCGTCACCAGCGTGGTCGGCAACGTGGTCAACTTTGAACCCAACTTGATCCGCGCGGCCGGCGTAGGCACCAGCGTGAAGTTCAACGGCGTACAAATTCACTGCAAGCTACGAGGCGCCGCGCAATCGTTTAGCAGCGTGCATCATCGTATGCCCGTGTCGCGCAATCTGGACTTTGTGGAGGTGATCGGGTGAAAAGTTTTAGCCCTGAAATACTCGCGGCGATCCGCGAAGGCGCCCGCACGGAGCTGGTCGAGATGCAGCTGGCAGCTGGCACGGTGCGTTTTACCACGGCGAACCACGACATAACATTCGGCGGCAACACGTACTTGTCTGGCGGTAATTTCGTCGAGGTCGGCGGCGTCAAGCAGGAGCAAGAGCTGCGCGTCAATACGTGCGC